CCAAGCGCATATTTTTCAATGTGCGACAAAGGGCCCTTTTGGTTCCACCACGATAAGCCTTTATCAATAGGCTATTGCCATACCAGCGCAAACATTGCATGGGGGCAAATCATCGGCAGGGAGAAAGGGCTCCAGTTGCTTTATAATGATTTACTGGAGCTAGAGCTAAAGCTGGCCCAAAAGCTGTGTTTATTTTCTGGCTATTCCCACTTGCTGCGTGCTGCAATAATCTCAAGAGCCTTCCACGAAGGGGATTGGTTTTTCTCAAGCGAAATGGCTCGCGCTATGAATTGCCATCCCGCTTCGTGGCTTGCACTTGAAGCTAGAAGGTTCCCCGATGAATGCTTTCGCGAGTGTGTTTCTAGAGGTTGGGAAAAACTTAATGAACACCAAAAAGAACTTAGAAAAGCTGAAATGGAGTTGCTTGACTTAAATCATTTTCTTTGGAGACTACGAGAGATGAAAAGGCTTGAGGGTTTACGGCGCTCACGACGCAATACGCTCTACGCAAAACGCATCGCTTCGCGCAGACCGCGCCGCAGGCTGGGGGTAACAGTATGAACCACCCCACCCTCCGCACCCTGGCCCGCCTGCTGGCCCCGTGGCGCACGATCCGGCGACTGGAGGAGGAGAATCGGCGGCTATCTCAAGAGCTTGGCGACAGCGCCGTAGAGCTGCGGCGGGAAGCCGAATACTTGCGGGGCGATCTGGCGACAGCCAGGGAGGCCGTCAGGCGCCTGGTGCGTTGGAACCTTCAGGGCCACGACAGCCAGGTGGTGGAAGGCGTCTACCTCTGGGCCACCCTGGACGGCATGGCCGGTCCGCTGCCGCTGCTGCCGGAACGGTTGGCCAAGCGCGAGCAACTGCAGGGTGACTCGGAGGCTCGTTGCTGATGGCCGCCGCTCGCGTGCTGCTCACCGTTGCGGAAGCTGCCGAAGCCCTTAAGGTTTCAGATCGGCACATCAAGCGCCTGATTGCTGAGGCCGATGCCAACCGCAAATCCCGCTGGCGCTGGGGCCGGGAGCTGATCGATTTGGCGCCCGTGGGCAGCAGCAGGCGCTGCGTGCGGGTGAATGTTGCGGCGGTGGCGCCGGGGGTGGGGCAGCCCTCAGCCTCCCCCTAACGCCTTCTCCGCCGCCTCTGCCACCTGATACGGCTGAATGTGAGCGCGGTAAGTGCGAGCGTGAACCGCCGGAGTATGACCCATCAACCTCGCCGCGGTATAAACATCCAGCCTGCTGCCCCCCTCCCGCCATAGCCTCCCGCCGTAGGCGTGCCGAAGGGCATAGGGCCGCCACGGCAACCGCTGCCGCCGTAGCTCCTTCGAGAGCCACTTGCTCACCGCATCCGGCCGATCGGCGCTGCCCTCCAGGCGCGGCCGCAACCGCCGATCCCGCAGTCTGAACCGCTCGACCCACTCGCGGGGGAGGGGCACCACCGTGCGAAACCCGGTTTTGGTGCCATCCGCCACCTGGCAGAAGTCACGATCGATCAGCGCCGCCCCCTCGATCTCATGGGGCCGCAGGCCATAGCAGGCCATCATCCCCCAATACCAGCGCACCGGATCCGGCGCCCCCTCCACCCACGCGATGATCTCGGGATCGGTGGGCACCGCCACCAACTCCGCCTGGCTGTAGGTGGGCAGCGGCACCTCTGGAAAGGGCACAGCCACCAACTTGGCCAGATGCCGCAGTAGGTAGAACAACTCTTTGTAGCTGCACGTGGCCCGGTCGTAGCGCTCCAGTGCCTTGGCCATGCTGGCGGTCGTGCAGGCGCTGGCTGGCTGGATCTGCCGCAGCCTCCCCAGATAGTTGATCTCCCACGTGCTTTGCCCCGTGCGACCGAGCACCACCCGAGCCCTGTAAAGCCGGGCGATGGCCTCGCGCCACGTGATCGTCCCTGATGCCTCGTCCAGCCAGTAGGCCCATTCAAAGCTGCCGCTCTCCAACTGCTGCTCAAGAGTCTGGAGCTGCTTCGCGGCGGCCCGGCGGTTGATCGGGGTGTCGTCCAGCCGCAGGGCGATCCTGGCCTGCCGCAGCCCTGGAGCCCCGTCGCGCCGCGGCAGGTTGGCCAGCAGGTAGAGCCGGCCCTTTTGGCAGTTGATCGAGGCCATGGGCGGCGAATACGAAACGTCCGGGAAGCAGACCTGGCAGCGATGCACCGGCCGTGCATAACGTACGCCGTTCTAGTCCCTTGCTGTCCCTTCCTGTCCCTTAAGGCCGTGCCGCCGTGCCGCTCAGATCGCTGTCAGGGCTTGCCATTTGCCCGCGACGACAGGCCAGAACCGCCAGATACAAATCCTCGTCAATCTCGCGAATGTCGTAGTGCCATGCCAGTGGTAGCAAAGGGTTTCGGGGGTGGTGCATAATCCGTGCTTGCCCGAGCCGTGCCCATGGCACTGCAAACCGTGGTACGGTTCCGGGGTCAACAGAAGAGCCATGAGTGGCCCTGCTGGCACCGCATTACAACCCACCCTGAGCAGGCTCTGAGCAGCCGCCGGGACCCTCATAGGACCGAACCATGACCACGATCTGCATCACCGCTCCCGATCTGAAGACCATCACCAGGGGCCTTTCCCTCGACTGGGGCCCGACGCTCCATGCCGCTGCCCGCCGCCTGGGGGCGGTGGTGGCCCTGATCTACACGCTGGGTTTTATGGCCGGCGAGCGCTGGCATCAGCTGGTGGCCTGGGCCCAGGAGCACCAGCTCCACGGCCTGGCCACGCTGGGGTTATCCGGGGGCAACTTGAAAGCCTTGCTTACAAGTTCAGCTCCAGACCAATTTCCTGGCGCCACGGAAATGGTCATCACCCCCGTGGGGCCGAAACCCGTTTCTACCACTAACGGCGCCGAACTTATGCCGGCCCCAGATGCCGCTTCGGTCACCACCCCCGCCAACGTCGCCCCGCCTTCGGTCCGGCGTCTCGCCGCTCAGGGGCTAAGCCAGCGCGAGATTGCAGGCACACTGGGGCTCACCCGCTACCAGGTCCGCAAGACCCTCGCTGCCTGAGCACCACCACGGCACCCCTCCCCCATCGCACGCTCCCCATGGTCACCTTCTTTTCCTTCACCAGCACCGGAGGCCGGATCGGTCGCATCCACTGGGTCAACACTGCCCCCTTCAGAGGCGGCACCATCTGGGGCCAGATGCAGTGGGACAAGCTCTGGCCTGCGAAGCCTGAGGAGCTGTTCTCTGCACGCATCCGTCGCTACGCCGAAGTTGTTCGGTCGGTCGGCAAGCAGATGAACCAGGTCCTGGCAACGGTGAAGCAGGCGGAAAACGCCTTTACTGAGATCGGCCGGGCAGTCGGTGCCGCCGCCGTCGAGGCTGGGAAGATTGACAGCCCTTACATCTTCGACACATCTCTGAAAGAGATAAAGAAACCGCCGCATCGCTGAATATCCGGCCCCCCCTCCCCCTCTCAACAGCTCCCCATGGACAAATCAGTCACTGCCCGGTTCAGGGGCTTCAGCTGCCAGCCTGAAGATAAGCCTTACCAAAGCCAACTTGTTGAAACCAGTAGGCAGTTGCACATTCACTTTCAATCTGACGGCCCAGTGCCTACTGCGATTGAGGAGCTTTTCTACCGGCTGAACCAAGAAGGCGCCTGGCTAGAGATCACGCAGCAGGAAAACGATTCCTTCACCTTCAGTGTGATCACTCCCATTACTTGCAGCTGATCACACCTCCAGCTCTGCCACCTCAGTAACCATGGCCTCGTAGGCCTCGCGGGCGGCGGCATTGATCCAGCCCCTGGAGGGTGTCCAGACCGGATCCCCTGATGGCCAAGGCCTGGCGCCACCGTTGGCGGGGTTGTTCTCGGTGTTGGGCCTGGGGGTGGCGGCCGGCAGGGCGGTGCGCTCCATCAGGGGGTAGTCCCTGGGGCCTCGGGGCTCACCGGTGCCGCCGATCGGCCGGTAGGGCCTGATGCCGTTGGCCTGCTCGAACTTCTCGCGGGTCGCCGCGGCCAGGGCTTGCTGCTGGTCCTCCCAGCGCTCGCCGCGGTTGGCCGCCAGCTGGTTCTGGATCACCAGCGCCTCCAGGGTGATCGGGGAGAGACTGCACCGGCATAGGGGATGGATGGGGGTCTTCACGCTGCCGGCGTAATAGAGGCAGCCCATCCGGGGCGCGCAGAACTCGCAGACCTGATCGTCAGCGGTGGCCACGAACCGCACGAAGCCGGCGCCGACGCGGCGGAACGTCCGCTCCCGCGCCTCCCCGGCGGCGATGTGGGTTTCGGTGCGGGCCACGGTCTCGGCCCGGTTCCTGAAGGCGTCGTTGATGTGGGGGAGGCGGGCCTTGAGCTTGCGGGCCAGGGCGCGGCTGTCGACGCCGGTGGCCATCTGGGTGGCGGTCTCGAACTGCACGGCATCGCCCCAGTCGCGCCACCAGCGGAAGAAATAATCCTTCGATGCCCAGACCCGATCGGAGGTGGCGGCGTTGCGCTGGCGGCGGTAGTTGGCGCTGAGGGTCTTGAAGTCCCGCTCCGAGGCAGCGATGACGGCCCCCAGGTTCAGGAGCCTGGTGAAGCTCTGCCCCTCCTGGTAGGGGCTGCCCGGGGCCGGGGCGTCGGTGGGGGCCGGTGGCGCCGCCGGCGGCAGCTGGGGGTCCTGCAGCGAGGGGTGGCGGCTGCTGAGCACGGCGGCCGGTGGGAGCATGTCCCGCGATAGCTCGAGGGCGTACTCAGTCCCCAGATCTTGGGCCCGGTTGTAGAGCTCCGTCAGCTCACGGTTCAGGGCTGCATTGGCTGCCCGATCGGCCGGGAAGCGGTTGATGATCACTTGCAGGTCCTGGGCCAGCTGGCCCTGCAGGTAGAGGCTGGCCTGGTTCTTCTGCAACGGGGTGATCGGCACCGGGCCGTCCGGGGTGCTGCCGAGGAACGCGCCGGGGGTGTTGGCCGGGTCGTAGTCGGGCTGGGCCTCGATTCGCTCCAGGCGGTCCATCAGGCTGCGGATGGTGCGGCGCAGGGCCTCATCGAAGATCCCCCGGAGCTTGCGCAGCTGCTGGTCCTCCAGGCCCCGCAGCTCCTGGTCGAGCTGCTCAATCAGATCCAGGGAGCGGTCAGCCATTCAGGGGCCACAGCGCGCCCGCAGGGCGTCGAGGCGACGCTGGAGGCTGTCAGTGGCTGTGAGGGCCGGCCGGCCTGTGAGCTCGCGGAGGTGCTCATCCTCCAGCCTGTAGAACGCCGCCATGTCGCCACGCCCCCGGGCCTCATTCATAGCCGCAAGCAACTGGAAGCGGCGGGGGAATGGTTGGCTCATGCTCGGCCCCCAAAACGGCGATCCAGCTCGCGCCGCATCTCGTCGAGCTCTCTCTGGCCAAAAATGGCGTCACGGGCCTCGGCGGCCCGGGCCAACACCTCTGGCGTCAGGGGGGGCTCAAGGCCCACACGGGGATCCCGCAGGGCCATGTCGTAGGGCATCCCCTCCTCTCGTTTGAGCCTGTTGGCCTCCACCATCCGCCGACGGAACTCACCCTTCTCCAGCTTGGCTCCCACTTTCTTTTCGTTGGCCTCCTCCCAGGCCAGGTCGTGGGCGGCAATGACGCGGCCGAATGCCATCTCTGCATCCGTTGCCTTCTCCCGGGCCATGGCCACGAACTCAGAGGCGCCCTTGGCGGCTTCCGGCAGGCGCTGCGCCTGTCCGGCCATGCTGAGAAGCGGAATGAGCGCGTAGCCCTCGTCTGTTGCTTTCATTGCTGGGCTCCGGGTGCCCTGATTCCATGCGAACTCATTCATCTGCCCGTAGACAGTTGACGTCGAGCGCCCCGACATCATCAGTCGTTTCTGCATAGGCACCAGGGCATTAGCGGCTGGATTGAATGAATCTCTATAGGTCCTTGTATAGCCAGAACCCTCCAGGCCGCGGATGCGGTCGATGATGCCCCCAACTCTTTGCCCCAATGCCATGCGGAGCTTCCCGGGTGGCATGTCTTTGTTTTCTTCTACAAATGTACGAACTTCCTGAAAGGCGTCAAAGTATTGCTTGCGCACTGTTTTGGCGTCGACAGCTTGCTCGTCAGAAGTTGGTTTGCGGCCCGTGGCGCGGTCATACTCTGCGCTGTTCCGCTTACGCCGAGCGACGCCTTCGGTGTAGCTCTCAACGTCTTTTGCCGCAAGGTTTGGGAATGTCTTGAGGCTGTAGTGGGCCTCGAGGCGCGCAAGCACGTTCCCCTCATTGACACCACTGATCAGGTCCGTCGGGAAGTTCTTTATCAGGATGTCCCTGGTGAGGATCTTCTCCACTTGGCCACTGGCTTCGGCCTCCTCGATCGTTCTGAAAGCGTTGCGCCTGTGGCGGGCGGAGTCGACGATGTCCTCTCCTGCGTTGCCCACGGCCGAGGCCCGGGCGAACTCGTAATCCGGATCGCCTTCCTTGGCTGCCCGATCGGCCTCTCCCCTTGGCGTGCCGGCCGGGGCCTTGCCAGTGCTGGAGGGGGGCGTGGCCGCCTTGGCTGCTGCGGCCTCAGCCGCTTGCTTCTCTGCTGCTGCCTTGGCCTTCTCAGCGGCCACCTGCTGGCGCCCGCTGCGGAGCTGGCCCGCCTTCTCCCCCCGGCGGGTGGCGATCGCCCCGGCCAGCTCACCGGCCTCCTTCTGCCGCACCTGTGCAATTCCCCGCTGAGAGGAGGCCCCGCCGGCGGCGAGCTCGAGCAAGCGCTTCATCCGCTCCTTCCCGATGGCGCTGCGGGGGGTGATTTGGCACTCCTTCCGCAAGCTGATGCAGGCGCTACCGCAGCCGTAGCCGGTGCTGCACTTCTTCCGCAGGGCATCGAGGCGGTGCTGTAGCGAAACTGCCAGGCTCATCCTTCTGCCCCATCCCCAGCAAGGTAGGCATCACACAGGGCCCCCATCGCCACCAGATCGATGCCGTCGATCCGGCGGATGGTGGCGTCGGCGCCGATGGCATCACGGATCCCTCGCTGGTGCTGGTGCCCCATGGCCAGCAGGTAGGCGCCGGTGCTGGGCTCGAACACCTCCCAGGCGCCGCTCAGGTCTGGGCCCACCGCCACCGGGTAGGGCAGGGTCTGCCCATAGGGGCCCATCAGGCGGCCGATGCCGGGACCATCCATGCGGATCGACACCCCGAAGACCTGATGGATCTGGCCGGCGGCATCGCTGCGGGGCTCCTCATCCCGGCGGCGATGCCGCCGGCCACGGTGCTCGGTGATCTGCTCGGCCAGAGCCTGGGCCCGCTCTTCGCAGGCATCACAGCAGGGCTCATCGGCGGCATCGTTGCGGGGCGGCGTCTGGGGCGGCGCGGCGCCCTCCAGCCCAGCATCACCGCCTGTGGCCGGAGCCTCCCCGAGGGTCGCTGCCGGGTCCCCCTCAAGGGTGCCGCCGAACTCCACCGCCTCCGGCTGCTCCGGCTGCGGGATGGATCCATCGGCCTCCCGATTAAGCAGGGTGGTGTCCAGGGAGAAGCGGGGCCTCCCGAAGCGGGCCAGGGCCACCTCGTTGGGCTGCAGCACGCCGGCCTGGATGTACTGGCTGTCGGCCGTGGCGACCTTAGACCGCAGCTCAGCCTGTTCGTCTTCCGTGGGGGTGTAGGTGGGCCGGAAGGTGATCTCCCAGTCGTCGGGGGGCTTCTGGCCTTTCCATGGGCCATCGGCGCAGGCCATCACCAGCTCGTAAACCCGCCGCAGGGGCTCTTTGAGGTGCTGGGCTTGCCAGTCGGCCACCTCGTTGCCAAACGCTGCCTGTTCACTCCTGCCATCGGCACCTAGGCCGGAGGGCGACTCACCCCAGAGCAGGGTGTGGGGCAGACCGCTGGCGCCAGTGATCTCGGATTTGAGGGAGGAAATGATGTCGGCGATGCCAGCAGCAGAGCGTGTGAAATTGGTCAGCTCCTCGTTGTCGTTCAGCAGGTAGGCGCCGATGGTGCTGCGGGCGAGGGCATTGGCCTGCAGCCGCTGGCGTAGCTTGTCTTCCCCCCCGGCCGCGAGCATGTTGGCCAGCCCCGGCAGCTTGTGCACCACCAGGTCGAAGTCGTGGAGGATGTCGGCAGCCGATTGCTGGCCGGTCTCCCACCGCTTGAAGACATCCCAGACCAGGTCGACCACCGACACCCCCCACCACTGCCGCTCCTGCTGTGACCGCCAGGAGCAGGGGAGCCCCTCGATGCGGATCACCCGAGAGCTGTGGATCTCAATTTGGGTGGCTTCGGTGAGGCCCAAGCCTGCACTGGTCCCCAGCTTGCTGCCGGCCTGATCGTTGAGCTTCTGCAGCTCCCGATCGGCCTGAGTCCAAAACCAGTAGCTTTCCGGCTCGCCGATGCCGGACCAGCCGGCGGCGGGGTAGAGGCGCCAACGGTCAATCGGGTAGAAGCCGTGGATGGTCCGCAGCCGCTTGAGGTTCAGAGGCTTGTCGATCGGGGTGCGGTCATTGGCGATCAACACCAGGGCGCCACCGCCATAGAGGCGGCTGTAGGTGGCGGCCGCGGCCAGGCCCTGGCGCAGGTGCAGCTTTTCGGTCCAACCCACGACATCGTCGAGCTGGGCCTTCATGCGGCTGGAGGTTTCATCCCCCACCGACAGGTCCCAGCCGCTGCGGGTGCCCTGTTGGGGGAGTTTCTCCACGATCCGGCGGATCAGCCAGCTCTGCTCATAGAGGGCATCAACAGCAGACTCAGAGAGGATCCGGCTGCGCTTGACGCCGATCGCTTCGTTTCGGTCCTTCGCGGTGCCCAGGCCGGTGAGGACGTTGATCAGGGCGCCATCAAGCCGCCACTCAGATCGGGAATCAGCGGAGCTCAGAAAACCAATCGACACGGGCCAGTGCGCTTAGGCACAGGGTAGGCCTGGCGAGTTGGCTGTATCACTGGCCAATGACGTTACGCGCCATAGGCTGGGGCCGAACATCAGCCCTAGTCCGTTGGGCTCGCCGCTCGATTCGCTGCTCGGTGCGTATGCGCAGCTGCCCATCCCCTTCAGGGAGGAGCAGGTGCCCATTCCCACCAGGGAAGATCAGGTGCCCCGCAAGTTCAGATCGCTCACGGTGGCTCCGCCCATTCCCTCTTTGGAGGAGCAGGTGCTGCTGGGCCGGGCCATCCGGAGGTGGCTGGACTGGGATCCAGCGCCAGAGACGGCCCCGCATCATGTGCAGCGGGCCGGCAGGCGGGCGCGGGATCGAATGGTGGCCGGCAACATGAAGCTGGTGGCCAAGCAGGCACGATCGTTCTCGGTGAGCTCGTTGGTGGCCCTGGAGGTGCAGGATCTGATCCAGGAGGGTGTGCTCGGGCTCACCAGGGCGGCGGAGTTGTTCGAGCCCGAAAAGGGTTACGCCTTCTCGACTTACGCCGTGTGGTGGATCCGGCAGAGCATGAGGCGGCTGGTTCACACCTCCGGTTCCATCCGCATCCCGGCGAAAAGGTCCAGCAAGATGAACCAGCTGCGGCAATGGGTGGAAGCCTTCACAGCCGGTATGGGCCGTTCACCGACGGATCAGGAGGCGATGGAGGGGATGGGGCTCAGCGCCGCTGACCTGCGGATCCTGCGGCAGGCGGCCACCGTGCGGCAGGTGAGCTCGCTTGATGCCCTGATGGGCGATGGCGAAGGAGATACCGTCATCAGCTCCGTAGCGGATCCGACGACCACAACGGACGCCGCAGAGCGTGCCGAAGTGCTGGAGGCGCTGAAACCCTGGCCTGAGCTGCGGGTGATCATGGAGCTCGGGCTGGCCGGGCACACCTTTCAGGAGGCCGGCCTGGCGATGGGGATCACCCAGTTGGCCGCCGAACGGCTGTGGGAGCGAGCGCTGGCCAAGGCGCAGGATCTGATGGCCGGGTAGCACTGGTGTTCCAGTCGGGAGTAAGTTCATTGCGATATAACGACGTAGTGAATCCATGGCGGCAACGGCCAACGGCCCTGGCCCTGCAGGCGAGATCCAGACCGAGCGGGGGCTGAGCGAATCTCAGCAGCTCACGCTGAACGCCGTGAGGCAGTACATCGATCAGCACGGCATCCCGCCAAGTTTTCGCGACGTGATGGTGGTGCGGGAGCTGGCCAGCACCAGCACAATCCAGGCCCATTTCAAGCACCTCCAGGCAGCGGGGGCCATTGAGCTGCGCGATGGAGTGCCTCGATCCGTGAGGGTGCTGTGGCCCCGGCCAAAGCGCCGGAGGGCCGGTTGATGGGCTGGGGGGATTGGAGGGTGCCGGAGCTCTCCGAGGAGGTTGAGTTTCGGCTCAAGGTGCAGGAACTGATGGTGCGAAGGACGTTCAGGCGCAATCCTGAGGCCGTGCTGCACCAGGCACTGCTGCTGGCCCGAGAGCAGGCAATTCTTCAACGGACCGTGGAGAAAGCCCACCGGCGAATCATGGAGCTGGAGGTGGCCGCCGCCCTGGGGCCAGCAGGAGGGCGCAGCGAGGAGAGGCAAGCCAAGCGCGCCTGGCGGCCGTGGTGGTTCTGTCTGAAGCGATGATCCAGCCCGCCTACCTGGCGCAGCTGCGGCGCGAGCTGCGGGCGGAGCAGGCAATGACGCTGGTGCAGATCGAGCAGCTGGTGCCCGGGTGGTGGCCAACGCTCACCGATCTGGCGGAACAGCTGGGCAGCGAGCGGGCGACCCTGAACCGTTGCCTGTCCCGGCTGGAGCGGCAGGGCCTGCTGCGGCGGGTGACCCGGGGCAACGGGGGGGGCACCTGGATCTGGTGGGTGAAGCGCTCCGCCGATGACCAGCCCAACGACATCGAGGCGCCTAGGTGGCGGCTGAGGGATCAAGCGGGTGGGCGGGCGCAGGAGATCATCGTCGGCCAGGAGCGGGCCTTCGCTTCAGCCAAGGGGATCCCGTTCAACACGGTGCGCAACTTTCTGGCTGGCCACCGGCCGCTGCTGGCGAAGCGGTGGAAACTGCTCAGCTCCCCCCTGCAGCTCGCCGACGAGAGCGAGCAACTCGCTGCCTGAGGTCTTCCCGGCCGGCTGGCGTGACAGCCCAGCAGCGGGAGCAGAGGTCATCACGGCCTGCACCACGGATCTGCCGGCCGCATGTGGGGCACAGCGGCACCGGGGGGAGGGCGCCGGCCAGCCGGGCCCGGTAACGGGCCCATTTGGTGGGGTCAGGCATGGCGGCGGCGGCCCCTGGCGCGGCGTGCGCGCCGCTTGCGGTCGAGGAGGGTCATTGCGCAACCGCTTGGATCCGCTCCCCAATCCACCGCATCACTGGCACGGCCATGCTGTTCCCAATCGCCTTGTAGCGCGGGCCGTCTGGGCACTCCTCGCGGCTCGGCCCGCGCAGCGTCATTCCACGATTGGCCAGCAGCGTCTCATAACTGATGCCTTTGCGCGTGGCCTCCTGCCACGTGCGCCACGGGATGTTTGTGTATCCGTCGGGGAAGCCTTGGAGCCGCTCGCACTCTGTTGGCGTCAACCGTCGAACCACAGTGCCACGGCGCACCAGTTGCGGCTCTTTGTGGTCGCTGGATCTCAAGGTGCTCACCGTTGCCGTTTCGTATGCCGCGCCATGCGGGGCCAGTCCGCCGCGGACGTCGAATGTGACGATCGGCGCGGCCCTGGTCCGATCTTCTGATGTGGTTATCGGCCAGGCCTGGTCGGTTGCCCTCCAGGTGGCGTTGGAGTAACTGTCATTGACGTAAGCGGCAACCAACGGCGTTCCCCTGCCCGTGCCATCTTCCGAAGCATCCCACCCCTCACCCCTGAGGGTGTGAGTGACGAGGTTTTCGTGGCTGTCCTGCTCACGGGCCCGAAGGGTGCCAGACCCTTCTCGCCAGAAACCCGCGCCAGTCGTGTGGTAAGCAATCGCAGGAGCATGAGCGCCAGCAGCCAAAGGGTGCATCGGATCACCAGCTCTTTGCTGTGATCGATTCTCCAGGCTGGTTATTTGGGTTGTGTCGAACGGAATCAGGCCGCCATCGCAGTCGAAATCGCTTCCGAGGCCACCGCTTCCAGCGCAAGCCTTAAAGGTCCCGGCAACAGCTTGCCCCGCTTCCCGCTGCGGCGCAGGATGCCCCTGCAAGCTGTGGCGCTCAAATAGAACCGCTGCGGCACGGCGGAAGTCTCCAAGACATCCGATAACGAAGACGCGACGGCGGCGCTGTGGAACTCCAAAGTACTGAGCGTCCAAGACCCGGTAGGCCCACCCATACCCGAGTTGCTCCAGCGCCCCGAGAATGGAACCAAAATCCCGTCCGCTGTTGCTTGACAGCACTCCGGGGACATTTTCCCAGACCACCCAACGCGGACGAACTCGCTGAGCAAGTCGAGCGAACTGGAGGGCCAGGTTGCCACGGTCGTCAGCCAGGCCTCTTCGGAGGCCTGCAACTGAGAAGGATTGGCAGGGGGTTCCACCGACAAGAAGCTCAGCTGCTCCCCCGAGCTGCTCGGCTTGGATCAACGAAGCGTCACGCCGCCGGCGCCTCATCTGTGGCCGCGAGGAGGGTCATGGTTCGCGATCCTCCTCTTTCGGAGGCCCATAGGGGCAGGAGCAAGCAAAACCGAAGAAGGAGTGTTTGGTCATGTCGTGCGCCGCGTCATTGCCGCAGACCACGCACTCCTTCAACTCATCGTTGATGCAGCCTTGGACACGGCTGATCGTGGGGCCGCCGACTGCCGCGCAGTCTGTGGGGCGGAAGAGGGGCATCATCAGGTACTGATGTTCTGGGTTCACACCATCTTGACCCATTCGGCCATCATCGGTCGAGTCCGGGCGCCTGCTTCACACGCTGCAGCAAGGCTCATCACTGCGTCGTCGTGGCAGCCGGCCGCGGCCTGGCGGGTGCCGTCGGCCCCCTGGCGGAAGGTGCGCATCTGCTTGCCGTAGATGTCGTCCGGGGGGATTCCCAGCTCGCCTTGCTCAAGCAGCAGCAGCACCCGATCGGTCATGCGGATCTTGGAGGGCTTGGAGGTGGCGAACTCCTCGATCGGCACCCCAGGCCGCAGGATCGACAGGGCCTCCCCCACGTTGGCTCCGACGCCGTTGTTCTCGATCGCCACCATCTCGGGGCTGTACTCGTCGATCAGGCGGGCGGTGCGCTGCAGGCCGTAGTCGCGGCTGCGCCGGGCGTCGTTGAAACGGGCCACCACCTGCCAGGGGTTGGAGGTGATGTCGAGCACGGTGGTGACCCATTCGTCGTCGCCACTGCCATTCGGGTCGATCCCGATCACGTAGCTGTGGCCCCTGGTGGCCAGCTGCAGGCCGCCGATGGCCTCGGCCGCTTCGATCAGGTCGTGTGGGTAGACCTCAGCGTCGGTGGCGGCGAAATCGAGCTCGAACTCCTGCCGGTAGCGCTGCTGGGTGAGCTGGAACTTGCGGCGGGTGTTCTCTGGATAGTCCGGATCCAGCGAATAGATCGGATGCTGGCTCCAGTGGATGGCGACCTTGGCGAACTGGCCATCGGGGCTGCAGCGCAGGGTGGGGATGTCGTTGACGAAGGCATCGCCGACCTGCACTTCGCCGTGGTCGGTGCTCCAGTGCTCGTAGAACCGGCCGCTGCGGCCGTTGGGAGTGGAGACCCACACGGCCCTGGCCCGGGCCCCCAGCAGGGAGAGGGTGGGCATGGCACCGGTTTCGATGCCGGCGAGCTTCTCGATGAAGGCCCCCTCATCGAAGAGCACCATGGAGGCGCTGGGGATGCCTCGGGCGGCGCGCTCGGTGGGGGGTAGGAAGTGCAGGCTGCCGCGGCCCTGAAACACCAACTTCCGAGCGCTGTCCTTCGGGAGGGGCGGGCAGGCGGAGCCCAGGGAGGCGGCCTGGCCCTTGATCCGTGCCGCCAGCTCTGAGGCGTCCTCCCCGGTCTTGCTGAAGATGATCCCGACCCACGCCGGCCGTTGGATGGCCTGCTGGAGCATGTAGCTGATGATCGTCTCGGAAACACCGGTCTGGCGGGCCTTGTTGACGTAGGTGTTCTGGTGGCCCCGGATCGTGCGGATCAGGTCCAGCTGGTAGTCCCAAGGCCTGAAGCGCAGGTACTTGCCCTGGGAGGCGATGTAGGTTCGGGCGGCAAAGTCGGGCCAGCGCTTCGGGAGCTGGTCCCATGGCTGAACCGTTTGGGCCTGGGTGAAGAGCCCCCGCCGGGGGGCGTACTGCAGCAGGGGGCGAAGAACCGGCTGCTTCCGAGGGATGTGCAGCCCGGCGGGCCCGGTCCGGGGCCAGCTGTAACAAGAGGTTTGGGTGCGGAGCTGGGCGTCGTATTCAGACCAGGCCTCGTCGTCCCAGTCCATCAGAAGTCACCGGCCCGATCCTCTGCCTCCTGCTCCTCTGGGCTCAGGGGTTCAGCCCCAGCGCCGCCGTCGCCGGCCTCTTCCAGCACCTTCTCAAACTTCTCGATGGTGAGGATCAGCTGGTTGATCTCGCGGTTCGTTGCCAGGGCGACGCCCAGCTGCTTGCTGGAAATGGCCTTCTTCAGGAGGTCTTCCATCCGGCAAAGCTGGATGGAAGAGAGGCGCAGCTTGTCGTAGAGGCTGGTGCTGGTGATCGCCAGTTCATAGGCCTCGCCGACCAACTTCGAGGCAACGGCAGGGCTGACCCGCCAGCCCCTGGTGGCCACGTCCATCAGATCCTTCGGCCCGAAGCCCTGCTTCACCGCCATGCCCAGCAGGGCATGCACCCGGTAGTTGCGTTCTGCCGCCCTGGAGAGGGTGCGATCTCGCGCAGGCTTTGGGCTGGCCCCGGCTTTCTTTTTCGCCACCCCGGGGTTCCTCCTGCTCAAAGGTTAGGAACCTGAAACAGCGGCATTCCGCGAGGTGGCAGGGAGGCCGCGGCCTGGCGCAGGCAGTTGGGGGTTGGGGCCACGTTTCACCAGAATCCCAGATCGCTTCAGGGCACCAGAAACGATGGCTGAGGGGATGTCGAACTCCCGGGCCATGGCGGCAACGGTCTGGCCCTCAATCCAGCCTTTGCGCAGCTGCTCGAGCAGCTCATCTGATGGCATTTCCTCCGG